AAACGCGCCAAAGATGGCGGCAAGTGAAGCCAAATCACCAAGCATATCACTCGGTGGGTTAACAGTGCTCGCAGCACTTGTACTTCCACCAGGCATCCCAAAGGCCAACGCAGCAATATCTTGCGCGACAGTAAAGGGTAGCAGTTGCTCTGCTTGGAACCTTTGAACTTCTTCTGTTCTTAACGCCTGAGCTTGTTGTTGTGCCTGTGTCCCGACCCCCTCCAAGATTTGTGGTGCGAACATCGCAAGGTCTCCAATCGTTCCTGCAGAGCCAATTCCTTGAGTCAATGCTTGATTTGCAAGTTGTGCTTCATTAACCGCTGTTTCAGCTGCGGTCCTAAACGCACCGAGTTGAGTACCTGCTGCGGAGCCTTCTCTCTGCGCTCCAACTCCTAAAGCATTAACCATTGCATTAAGCTGTTGATTAAATGCGTTCGATTGAATATTCGCAGTTGTATCTCCGACCTGTCTTAACAAACCTTGAGAGGCCATCCCTTCAGCAATTCCCTGACGGCTACCTCCAAATCCACCTGCCGCAACCGCTTCGTTTCTGATGCCAGGCAGAATTTGCTGATTGAAGGTACTGTATAAGGGACTAAGTGCGGCAGCAGTAGCACGATCCAAGAAAGGATTACTCCCCACAACAGAGTTTGGATCAAGCAAAGCAGTCTGCGCTGCTGTGACATTTGGATCTCTTATACCTCCTGCCAATAATTCGTTCCCTGCCTGAGCCACCCCCGCACCCGCAGTAACTCCTCTACCGCCACTTAATAATTCAGCCCCTGCACCCGTTGCAGCAGTTGTCAATCCAGGCAAGGTACTCGTCGCAACGTCAAGAAATCCTTGCTGCGCCTGCTCTTGCAAAGCACTAGGACCAATAATCGCTGAATCAGGGAATAATTCAGGAGGTTGCTCAGCCAGCCCACGCGCGGCAGGTAGAGCCAGATCAATTAACTCCCGTTGCTCAGGGGATAGTTCTTGAAAGCTTGTCGAAGTCGAGGTTCCTGGACTTCCACCAAAAAAGCTGCCCATCTTAATGCTCCATTAAATGAGTGAGGTCTTTCTCAAAAGCGATTGCTCGTTGTTCATAACCATGGCGTTTAAGCAATCGCAGGAAGCCTTTTCTACCAGTAAATACAATCTTCTTAATTCCTAACTTCTTCAACATAATTTCTAAATCGGGAAGATACTCTATACCCCGTTTAGCTTCTTTTCCTCCCATCCACAAAAAGTTCATTGTTGAAGTATTTGGATATTGGACCATCTGAGCAATAGTTGCTAGAATTATTTCTTCCTCTTGATCCACCATTATAAATAGCTGGAACGTACCATTCGCAATTCGCTCGTAGAAGTATTGCAATGTAAAATAATCATTCCAGGTTGACTTCGTTTCTAATAAAATTAATTCAATCTGATCCCAAATTTTATCAAGATCAGGCTGATTACGAATCATTACCAGATGCCTCTGGATTATTAGCTTATCCGAGAAACGTCCAACTTCCGTCCTGGTATCCATAATATCCTGCGCCACTTCCTGGGTTCCAATTAGTCCCATCAGCTAGTACAACCATTCCATCTCTAAGTTTTGAGGGTTGAACATCTAATTCTGGAAGTTGGACTAATGTCACTCCATTTAATTCAACAGCAATCCTTCGAAATTCTTCTACACACCATTGCTTGAAAGCATCTGAGTCTTGCCCCTCAAATCCCGGTAGGGTGGGATTGTAAGCCATTAGTTATCACCAAGCAAGGTCAAATCTAAATCGTAACCTTCGAGCTCCCATGCAACGTCGCCTGTCGTTTCAAACTTAACCGCAATTAAACGTCCGTTTGCCGGAGGGTCGATATCAACGTACTCATCTGTCCCGGGAGTAAAGGACGTACCTGAGTCATAAGTAACTGCACTATCCGCCGTCTCGTGCGCGCCGACGTAGATAGTAACTGGGCTACCAGTAATCCGAGGCCAAATTCTTGTACAAATTCTCCTCTGAGAGAAGTCAAGAATTCCTTTACCATCTACGTCCCTTCCGACAACTGCGATCCCTGTTCTCTCTAAGGTCGCTACCATATTCGTTCCATCAAACTGATTCGTACCATCAAACTGATGTAACTTTGTATCCCCTGGGTGACACCCTAACAATCCACGTACATAAGGCGTATAGAGTTGCTCTCCCCATAAAGTTGTATCCGATGCCCACGTTGCGGAATCAGCCCATGTAGCAGCAGTATCTGTTTCACTCAATGGACCTTCTGCAAGATAAGAAAACCCTGACAGAGTTCTAATCCCAATCGTGTTATCTACAAGACTCCAACACATTGCAACATTTGGAAGTGTTTGTCCAGCCTCGGGATAACACAGCCACATTTCGCGTTCGCCCTTGTTCGCAACAGTAAAGCTACGATCATAGTTATCTCCATCGATATTATTCGATAGATACTTCCTCCACCTTCGATCAATAACACTTTGAGCATCTTGCCCATTATGAACAACTACGTCATCTCCTGAGGCTACAAAATGCCCCGCCTTAACTGAACCACTTTTCCCTGTCGGAATAACTGAAACACAATCTTGAGCAAGAACTCCTAATGTTTCAAACAGGTTGAAGTTACGGAAAATTTGAGTCCCTCCAATATGCTGCACTCCCCAAGTAGACCCATCTTTATAGACAATAAGCAAGTCCCTAAGAGGACGACCATCACGAATAATCCCAGCGTCTGCGTCGACAAGATCAAACTCCCCTGCGTCCTTTGTTGCATCAGTATGATCCCAGCTACTAGGAATACTTCCTGGATCGGCTGGATGTGACCATTTAACCATATGAGGCAATACAGTTGACCCGCTACTCTTTTCAATCCCCAATGCAAACAAGTAAGGTCCGAACGCACGAATAACTTTCGCTGTCACATTCGCAGGCCAGTTCGTTAAATCTGCAAGTAAGGTCGTTGCAGGATTAACTGTTGCCCAAAACTGAGGAGCGTCAATTCCGTTATTGAGAATTGGAACTCCACCTAACAATGTCCCGTTCCACAAAGTTCCAACAATCGCATTGTATCCACCAGAGGACCGTGTAATAGCTGTATGAGTCGTACCCTCATGTGCACTTACCCCCGCCAACCCAGCATAAACCCAATAGTTCGCGAGTGTTGTTGGGATAGCTATTGCCCAGTGAGGGGCAACATCAGGCGTAGAAAACACCTGAAAATGTCCTTTCATCTTAATAGCTTTACCGTCCTGAAACCTCATATTAGAAGCGGACGACCAAGCCTCTACTGGCAACAGTTCTGTTGAACCGTCAGTACCTCGCATGACACCATATTTGCCAGCTTCGTTAATTGATACTTTTGCCATTCGCCTTACGCCTACGTTTCTTTAAAAACTTCAGTTTTCGCTCTTCTTTTTCTGCTTCGGATCTAGTCTCGAATATGCCTAGAAGCTTTCCCATTCTTGAGATTAGCAGGAAGTGACCCTTCTCGTTTTCTTCTATCATTGGCAGACCTTAACTTTGTCACGGAGTACCCAATAATGCGTGAATGCATTAACAAGCGGATTTTCCTCATCCAACGCTTCAATCGCGTCAGCCAGTACATTGAGCTCATTGTTCGAATACTCCACTACTGGAGGACACTTACTTGTTATCGCTCCGCATGCGGTCAACAAGATCAGACTTAGACTGAGGCCGACCCATTTCGATTTTCTCATGTTCCCTCGCAATCGCTGCAATCTTCGTCGCTTGTTTCGCTTTGTTTCTATTCCTCTCAGCCTTGGTGGCATGGATTACTAAAAAGAAAGCCAAGCCAACCAAGGCGATAAGGGCAAATTGCCAAATATGCATTTATTTTACTGCACGACGTGCAAACATACCAACAACGGCAGCCCATGTTAATTCCATAGCTTCGTTCGCAGTCACTCCACCTTCGAAGTCAAGTGCCATTCCAATATCAGGAAAGACAACCATTAGCCACGAAACAACAACTCCTGCCATCAACGCGATATATGTACCTTGCCCCTTTGGGAGCATATTCATCAGTCCATTAATCATGTTCTTCTCCAAATCGAATAAGTGCTGCAACACGTGACGCCCGCCCAGGCACCTGCTTTGCATACCTACTATTCAGGACTTCTTTAGAAGCAAGTTCGAAATATCCTGCTTCAATAGCTGCAAGCATCTTTACAAACTTTCGCAGCCGGGGCCAGCCCATTTGAAACCCCATATTGATAAGTGCACGTTTTCGTGCCTCATCAAGTTCTTTCCAAATTGTGATATGAGTTTTTAGCTCGTCAATGGTCTCCATGACATTATTCCGAAGCATCGTTTCTGCCTCATCCTTCGAAATACCATTAGCGTCTAAGTTCCTACCATACCCAATCGTTAAATTCCCTTCAGTATCCAAATATGGATGGGAACGGAAAGATTCATCTCGACGTAAGTCGTCAAGGACTATATAAAGATCTGCTTCATTCATCGATCCAGCCTCTCTTTCAAAACTGCAATAAGGGAACGCACACTCATTCTTCTTTCGGATTTATAAATATATACACAGGACCTTGGCGAGGTAGCGTCATAATAACATGCCAAATCTCTCCAACTCCACTTCTCGGAGAATCGAAATACTGTTCAACTTGCTCTATTAGAACTCCGATACCCTTATTCCCCGAAGACATTGTCCAGCATTCTGCATTTCCAACATTAGTTTCATGGGAGTGAATCAGTGCTGGGAGTGAATTACACCAACGACCAAAGGTTACTACGTCCTCCGGCTGCCATCCAAGAATAGCAGTAACAACA